AAAACCTACAATGCGTAAGAGTTTATTTAATTCTATTAAAGCAGGTGGCAAAGGTGGTAATCCGGGACAGTGGTCTGGAAGAAAAGCACAGATGTTAGCCAAGCAATATAAAGCTAAAGGCGGCGGGTATAAATCATAAAGGAGATATAGATATGCCAAGTGGACCAGGAACATACGGATCAAAAATGGGTAGACCCCCAAAAAAGAAAACAGGAATGATGCATGGTGGAATGACATCTAAGAAAAAACCTATGATGAATAAGGCTATGATGAATAAGGGCGGCACTGCGAAAAAAAAAGTGACAAAAAAGGGTGCGTAACAATAGCAATCGTATCAACTAATGGCACTCGCAAAAAGTCAAAAAAGTCTTAAAGATTGGGGAAAGCAGAAATGGCGAACATCTTCAGGCAAACCTTCAAAGGGTAAGCGAAGATATTTGCCTGATGCTGCTTGGAAGTCGTTGAGTGCATCTGAAAAAACGTCTACTAATAAGGCCAAAGCTAAAGGCAATAAGAGTGGCAAGCAATTTGTAAAGCAACCTAAAAAAATTGCGAAAAAGACGAGAGCGTACAGGTAATGGGAAGTCAGAGTAGAAAAAAAGTTGGCTCTAAATCTCCAGCATGGCAAAGAAAAGCAGGCAAGTCTGAGAGTGGTGGCCTTAATAAAAGAGGAGTTGCGTCTTATAGACGAGCTAATCCTGGCTCTAAGCTACAAACAGCAGTTACAACTAAACCTTCTAAATTAAAAAAAGGTTCTAAAGATGCAAACAGACGAAAGTCTTTTTGTTCTAGGATGAAGGGCATGAAATCAAAGTTGACCTCTGCAAAAACAGCTAGAGATCCTGATTCTAGAATTAATAAATCATTAAGGAAATGGAATTGTTAGGTAGTCTTACAACCATATTAGGATCAATAGGTGGACTCGCTACAAGTTACATAGATGGGAAAACGGCTGTGCAGAAAGCTGAAGCACAGATTCGTATGAAAGAAGCAACAGGTGAGATTGATTGGGAACTTGCTGCTATACGTGCTACACAAAGTAGTTGGAAAGATGAATGGCTAACAATTTTGTTCTCTCTCCCACTAATTCTATGTTTCTGTGGCGATTGGGGAAGACAGATCGTGACTGATGGGTTTATTGCGTTGCAGAATATGCCGGACTGGTATCAAATAAGTTTAGGGGCGATAGTGGCCGCATCGTTTGGGATACGATCTGTGAGTAAGTTTTTTGGTGGTAGAGTTAAGAAATGATTCATATTCCATATCGTCAAGACTATTTAGGCGATAGGAAGTTTCCAGTAAGTAGATTAAAATATAAGAATAGCCACACGAGAAAGAGGAAAGAAAGATATGAGTTTTACATTAAGTTCAAGAAGTTTAAACAAATTAGACGGCGTAAACGACTCCTTGCAGAATTGCGTGAAATTGGCAATAGGGCGAACTAAAATTGATTTTGGTGTGATCTGTGGCATTCGCACAAAAAGCGAGCAGGCAGCCTTAGTTAAAAGTGGAGCATCTCAAACAATGAACTCTCGCCATTTACCACAGGAGTCTACTGGTACAGGACACGCAGTCGATCTTATGGCCTATGTTGGATCAAGGGGAAGTTGGGAATTGAATCTTTACGATGACATTGCAGATGCTATGAAATCTGCGGCAAAAGAATTAGACATAAAAATTAGATGGGGTGCTGCGTGGCACAAAACTTTAAATGAGTGGGATGGTACAGCAGAAGATTTGATGAATCAATACATTGATGTACGTCGTTCAGAAGGTAGACGGCCGTTTATTGATGGCCCGCATTTTGAGTTAGTCTAATGGGTTTGTGGCTACCAATAATACTACTATGTTCTGCACCATATGCAGAAAGTTGTGTAGTAATAACAGGCAATGAATTAGTAACAACAAAGGAACAGTGTTTTGCTAATTCAGTAGGAAAAGCAGAAATAGCTATGAAGAGTCCTAAAGTCTTTCAAGCTAAACCCATGTGTCAAATTGTACCTAGTATAGTATTACCTGAAGAAACAAAAGGAAAAGATATATAATGGCTAAAGAGTTGACCCAAAAACAAAGATTGTTTCTAGATGTTTTATTTGATAAAGCACATGGTAACATTGTACAAGCTAAAAAATTAGCAGGCTATTCAGATGCTACTTCCTCGTCTGAGGTAGTGCGTAGTTTAAAAGATGAAATTAATGATGCGACTAAAGAATACTTAGCTCGTGTTGCTCCTAGAGCTGCATTTTCAATGGCTAATGTATTAGATGATCCTACAGAGTTAGGTATAAAAGAAAAAATTGTAGCAGCTAAAGATCTTTTAGATAGAACAGGTCATGCTAAAACTGAAAAAATGGAAGTAAGTTCTTCTACTGGCTTATTTATATTACCACCTAAAGACACCGATGCCCAGACAGCGTAACTATAAAAAAGAGTATAAACAATACCATGAGACTCCTATTCAAAAAAAGAAGAGAGCATCTCGTAATAAAGCTCGTAGAGCTGCAGAAAAATCTGGTTTAGTTTCAAAAGGGGGCAGTAAACAAGTACATCATAAAAATATGAATCCTCTTGATAACTCTCCTAAGAATTTAGCTGTTATTGAAAAAAGACGCAATGTTCGTATGCAACCTAAGACAAAACGAAAACGAAAATGAAAATAGAGGGCATAGGATATTGGGATCTACCAGAACCTGACATAAAAGGTTGTACAAATCAGTGGTTGCCTATTCCTAAAATGGCTAGGACTATACCATTTGGTTATGTTGAAGACCCTGAAGATAAAAATATACTTAGGCCAATTAAGAGTGAGTTAGATGCACTAGAGAAAGCAAAGAAGTATCTAGGGCAGTATAGTTATAGAGAGATATCGAATTGGTTATCTAATCAAACAGGGAGATACATATCACACGTAGGACTAAGAAAACGAGTACAAGATGAACGAAGACGTAAGAAAACAGCTTCAATTAAACATCAGTACGCCAAAAGGTATAAAGAAATCATCGAAGCAGCAGAAAAAATCCAAACCGAAAGAATTGGTGCAATCCAAGTCGCAGACTGAAGTAGTTTCAGTACCAGAGGTAGTAAACGATCCGTATCAGGGTAGGGAGATTGTATTTCAACCTAATCCTGGTCCGCAAACAGAATTTTTAGCATCTATTGAAAGAGAAGTTTTGTATGGCGGTTCTGCAGGAGGTGGGAAGTCGTATGCAATGTTGGCTGATCCACTACGTTATATTATGCATCCTCAATTTTCAGGATTGCTAGTACGACATACGACTGAAGAATTAAGAGAACTTGTGTGGAAATCACAGGAATTGTATCCTAAAGTTATACCTGAAATAAAATGGTCAGAACGAAAGATGCAGTGGGTAGCTCCTTCAGGTGGTAGACTTTGGTTTTCATACCTTGATAGAGAAGAAGATGTATTAAGATATCAAGGTCTAGCATTTAGTTGGATTGGTTTTGATGAGCTTACACAATGGTCTTCACCTTTTGCTTGGAATTATTTACGCTCACGTTTACGTACAGCCTCTTCTGATTTACCAATTTATATGAGAGCAACTACTAATCCAGGAGGTATTGGACATCAATGGGTTAAAAAAATGTTTATTGATCCTGCTCCTTATAATAAGTCTTTTTGGGCTACTGATATAGAAACAGGTAATAAACTTTCTTATCCTAAAGGACACAGTAAAGAAGGTGAGCCATTATTTAAAAGACGTTTTATTCCAGCTAAATTATTTGATAATCCCTATTTAGCTGATTCAGGTGAATATGAAACAATGTTGTTATCATTGCCTGAACATCAAAGAAAACAATTACTAGAAGGAGATTGGGATGTATCTGAAGGTGCAGCTTTTTCAGAATTTAATAGAGATATTCATGTTGTTGATCCGTTTACTATCCCAAAGAGTTGGAAGAGATTTAGGGCTTGTGACTATGGGTATGGAAGCTATAGTGGCATACTGTGGTTTGCTATAAGTCCAGATGATCAATTAATAGTATATCGAGAATTATACGTTAAAAAAGTTTTAGCTACTGATTTAGCTGATATGATATTAAATCTAGAGCAAGAAGATGGTAGTATTCTTTATGGTGTGTTGGATAGTAGCCTTTGGCATAAGCGTGGCGATCCTGGCCCATCTTTGGCTGAACAAATGATTATGCGAGGTTGTAGATGGAGGCCATCAGATAGAAGTAAGGGAAGTAGGGTATCAGGTAAAAATGAAATACACAGAAGATTGCAAGTTGATGACTTTACTGAAAAACCACGTTTGGTTTTCTTTAATACTTGCACAAATGTTGTTTCTCAATTGCCCTCATTGCCTTTGGACAAAAAAAACCCAGAAGATGTAGACACAAACGCAGAAGACCATTTATATGATGCATTGCGTTATGGTGTTATGACTAGACCTAGAAGTAGTATATTTGATTTTGATCCATTAACACAGAATCAAGGCTTCCAAGTCGCAGACCCTAAGTTTGGATATTAATATGGCAGATAAAGATAATGAAATGATGTTTGAAACAGATGAAGTTGCTGTTATTGATACAGTAGGCGATCAAGGTAGCAACGTTACAGATGTAAATCAAGTTATTTCATTTATACAATCAAGATTCAAAAGAGCAGAAGATGCACGTTTAAATGACGAAACTCGTTGGATGAAAGCATATAAAAATTATAGAGGTTTATATAGTAGTGATGTAAAATTTACAGAAACAGAAAAGTCTCGTGTCTTTGTAAAAGTAACAAAAACTAAAACATTAGCTGCGTATGGACAAATTATTGAAGTGCTATTTGGTAATTCAAAATTTCCTTTAAGTATCAATCCCACAGTATTACCTGATGGTGTAGCAGAAGCAGTACATTTAAATACAGATCCTAATGTGTCTTCTAGTATGGATGAAATTAAAGACACATTTGAACAACAATCAAATATTCCTTATTTATTTGATGCAGAAGATACTAGACTAAGACCAGGCGAAACTTTATCTGATTTAGAAGAACGCCTAGGCCCGCTAGAAAAAAAACTTGAGCCTGTAGCTGAAAAGGTCGTAGAAGGAAGTGGCAATACACCTACTAGTGTAACATTTCATCCTGCTATGATTGCAGCTAAGAAAATGGAAAAGAAAATATTCGATCAACTTGAAGAGTCAGGTGCTAATAAACAACTAAGATCATTAGCATTTGAAATGGCTTTATTTGGTACAGGCATTATGAAAGGCCCGCTTGCTAAAGATAAAGAATATCCTAAGTGGTCAGATGATGGAACGTATGAACCATTAATTAAAACTGTTCCTACTACTGAACATGTTTCTATTTGGAACTTTTATCCTGATCCAGATGCAACAAATATGGACGATGCTGAATACATAGTTGAACGACATAAACTTTCAAAAACACAACTTAGGTCATTGAAGTCTCGTCCATACTTTAATAGTGATGCTATTGAGATGGCTATTGAAATGGGCGATTCTTATGTACGTAAGTACTGGGAAGAAAGTATGGAAGATAATAGTGCAAACTATAGCCCAGATAGATTAGAAATTTTAGAATTTTGGGGATACGTAGATACAAATATATTAGAAGAAAATGGAGTTAAAATACCTAAAGCATTAAAAGACTTAGATCAAGTTAATGTAAATGCATGGGTATGCAATGATCAAATATTGCGACTTGTACTTAATCCATTTAAACCTGTGCGTATTCCATATTATTCTGTGCCTTATGAAATGAATCCATACTCATTTTTTGGTATTGGAATAGCTGAAAATATGGATGATACACAAACGCTAATGAATGGTTTTATGCGTATGGCTATTGATAATGCTGCTTTATCTGGCAATTTAATTATTGAAGTAGATGAAACTAATCTTACGCCTGGCCAAGACTTATCTGTATATCCAGGCAAGGTATTTCGGAGACAAGGCGGCGCACCAGGGCAAGCTATATTTGGCACAAAATTTCCTAATGTTGCTGGTGAAAATATGCAGTTGTTTGATAAAGCTAGGGTACTTGCAGATGAGAGTTCAGGGTTTCCTTCTTTTGCACATGGACAGACAGGCATTCAAGGTGTAGGCAGAACTGCATCAGGAATTAGTATGTTAATGTCAGCAGCTAATGGATCTATACGTAGTGTTGTAAAAAATATTGATGATTATTTAATTGCACCATTAGGTAGGGCATTTTTTAGTTTTAATATGCAGTTTGATTTTGATGAGTCTATGCGAGGAGATTTAGAAGTTAAAGCTGAAGGAACTGAAAGTCTTATGGCTACTGAAGTTCGTAGTCAGCGACTTATGCAATTTTTACAAGTAGCAAGTAACCCTGTCTTAGCTCCTTTTGCTAAGATGGATTATATCATACGTGAAATTGCTAAGTCATTAGATTTAGACCCTGATAAATTAACCAATAACTTACAGGATGCAGCTATACAAGCAGACATATTAAAGAAATTTCAACAAGAAAATATACCACCTTTACCTGAAGAACAGGGTGTAGCAGGAGCTAATCCGACAGATCCTACAGGAGCAGGTGGAGCGACAATAGGTACAGGGCAAGTTCCTGTTCCAGGAGAACAAGGATTTACAGGAAATGCACAAGGACAAGGAACACCATCTACAGAACCTCAAGCCCCTGGTCAACAACCGGGAGCAATGGGAACTATTCAGTAGTTACTTGGATTATTTAATTAGTAATCAACATAAAAATCTAGAGCAAGCAGATACTGATATTATTCTGTATAGAACACAAGGTGCTATTTCAGCACTAAAACGATTAAAATTGCTTAAGGAAGAAGTACATGGGTCTTAATTTATCTAACATACTTACAGAAGAAGATTTGGTAGATCCAGTTGACGAACTGAATAAATATGATGGAATTATGCAAAGGCGTAGGGATACAAATAGTCTACTACAAGAGACAGTAGATAAACAAACTTTTACAAAACATGAAACTGATTTAAAAAAGACATACTCTAAACCTTATACAGATTATGCAGAAGATATTGATTCGTCTAAGCCTACTATAGCTACAGGAGTAGGATCAAATCTCAAGACTCCGTCTAATGACTATACTGATATAGCTAAAGTCAAAGGAGAAATTCCAGATAGAAAATACGCATTTGTAAATCCCAATTTAAGAAACAAACAAGTAGAAGAACGAAGATTAAGTGTTGCTGATCTACAAGCATCTGCTAAATCACCCATAGAAAGTCAATCTATTGAAGCATTAAATCAAATAGCTCTTGACAAATATAATGCTGATAAAAATTTTATACGAAGAGGTTTATACGAACAATTCAGGGTATATGGATTTAATGAGCATACTGCATGGGGGATGACAACTCAAAATGAAAATTTTACACCGGGTATAGGTGAGGCAATTACAGCAGAAGATGCTCGTTTGGCTTTTAATGAAGGAACAACAAAAGGCACTCTTATAGGACTAGCTTTAGGTGGTGCTACGCTACTTGGTGCTGCTCCTCTTATTGGTGATGTAGGTTCAATGGCAGCAAGAACTTTATTAAAAAGGATTCAAAGGGGTTCAGTAGATGCAATAGAAGCACGAAAACTTTTAGAAACAATGCCATTTCATAAATTGCCCTCAAAATATAGAAAAATTATACGTAATCAACTTGAAAGTATTCATGTATATCATGGTGCATCTGTTCAAGGCATAAGAAAATTTACAAAGAAAAAAGCTAGACTGTCTCGACTTGAAGGTGGTACAGGTCAGGGTTCAACTGTACATGGTTTTGGATTATACTTTACAGATTTAAAAACAATGGCGGATGACTATAGACTTGGTGTTTCTAGGGATAGTGGTTCTTTAGGTTCTCTTTATAGGCTAGGATTAAAAATACATCCTGATGAACTTTTGCTTAAACATACAACTATGTTAGAGCAAGGTGGTCGTTTAAAAACTTTAGCTCAAGATACTTTTTCTGGCATTAATACAAAATTAGATAATCCTCTTCTAGCAAAAAAAGGTAATTTTTTAGACCCTGATCGAACAAGTGATATGTGGAGATTTGACAATACATATGAACCTATTGATCTTCCTTCTATTGGAGGATATGCTGGAGCAAAACAAGAAGGTGGATATGGTCGTTCAATACCAGGATTTCCTAGTGGTGGGATGAATATACCCTCTACACGAACAGCTAGTTTAAAACAACGATATAATCCATATTCAGGATTAGCTAAAGATGAGCATCCTGAGTTCTTTTTTACAAATGATGAAGGATTTATAAAACCCTTACCTAATATAGGGGTCTTTAAATACACTCCACATTTTAATGAAATGGTTAATAATGAAAATGCCTTTTCCTTTTTATGGGATCTTGCAGATAGTAGTAAAAATAAAACTTTTACACCTAGCCTTATAAAAGAGGTGAGTGAATTTCATAAGTTTATAGATGGAGTAGCGGGTTTTAAATTTACAGGAAATCGTAAATCAGAAGTAGATTGGTTTCCAAAAGAATTAGAGGATACATTACGTGCATGGGACAAGGGAGATTTAGATCCAGTTAGTTCAAGGCAATTTATTCGGTCAGTAATACCACATATTCCTCCTAAAAAATTAGAAAAAGTTATAGATAGGATGATGCAGTTTGATGAGCTAAATGATATTTCGGAAAAACAGATAAAAGGAATGTCTTTTGCTCCTGGAACAAGTCACAGTGATATGGCTATAGCACGTATAGAAATGCTAGATAAATCTAAAGAGTTATTAAATGCTATTCAAAATAAAAATCCTGTAAGCATTGAAATCTCTTCAACAATTATTCCTTCAAAAATTAATCCTAGAGATGGTACGCCAGTAGGAAAAGCTAGGATTGGATACAGAGTTGATGCATGGTTTGAAAATTTAAGACAGTATGATGATGCTAAAGTTGGCACAGATCATAAAGATGTTCAGCTATGGCATAATTCAGCTATGGATTTAAAACATAATAAAGGTAAACCTAGTTCTTTTATAAATATATATCCAGAATTAGATCAAACTTTTGAAACATTAGAAGAAGCCCATCAAGTTGCTGAACGAGTTCTTGCACGTGTCAGAAATGGAGAAGTTATGGGTGGTGATTTCCAAGCATACATACAGGCAGCAAAAGATTATAATCAACCAGAAATGTCTCAATGGTGGTTAGAGGAGCATGGTATTTCTGGAATGAAATTTTTAACTGACTTAGCTCGACCTGGTAGGAAATTTGAAAGTACCCCTAGTTATAATTATGTTCTATGGAATGATGATCTTATTCAAAAAGCTGATATAGATGGTGGTAATTTTGGTGTACTTAAACAAGATAAAAACGAGTTTTTTGAAGAGAAAGCAAAAGAGAAATTTCTAAATAGTGATTTATCTAAAAAACTAAACTGGTGGAAAATGCAGGGGCAAGCAAAACTCATGGATGCTTCAGACTATTTAAAGTCTAAAAGAAAAGCTATATTAGGTTTTAATAAAGGTGGCCTTGTTGATGCAAATAGAGAATACATTAATTTAACAATAATGGGAACATAATATGATAAAAAAACCGATAAAAGCACATCAAGGTAAAATTATTTATAACGAAGAACCTAGCCAACAACTACCTCCTGTGCCTGTTACTAGTACTAATCCTATTCCAACACTGCCAGTTCAGCCAACACAGCCAGTTCAGCAACCACCTTCATTTATAGTTGAGCCACCTCAAATTGGGCTAGGAGGAGTGCCACCTACTAATGGCATAGCTCCCATGCCAATGCAACCAATATCCCCTTTTCCACCAGTTCCTAAACAACTTAGTGATTATAGTTATAAAAATCCTAGTAGTTCAATGAACTGGTTTGAACAACAACAAAAAGCTTTCAATGCTCTTATGGATAAAAATAGAATAGCACAATATTTACAATCTATGCCACAACAATCACAGCAACAGTTTGCTACCTATAAACCTAGTCCACAGATGTTTGATACAGGTGGTACACCTTCAACAGATAATCAAATGGAAATGTTACTACAAGGTGGGGGCATGAGAGATGATGGTATGTCTCGTGATCCTGTTAGTGGAAATGAAGTTCCACCTGGTTCAATGGCTAAAGAAGTTAGAGATGACATACCTGCACAATTGAGTGAAGGTGAGTATGTTGTTCCTGCTGATGTTGTTCAATTTTTTGGTTTAAAGTTTTTTGAAGATATTATTCAAGAAGCTAAACGAGGATTAGCAGATATGCAAAATAGAGGGCGTATAGGGGGTACACCAGTTTCTGAAGAACCTACTTCTGGTGGAGAAGCCCCTGAAGGATTTCCTTTTGATATATCAGAACTACAAGTACAAAATGATGCAATGCCTGAACAACAACCACCACAAATGAATAAAGGGGGTTTAATTAGTGGTTTTGCACCGGGTGGATTTACAGGTATATCAGGACAAACTACTACACCACAATTAGACAATACAGCTAGTGAGGCGTATTTTGCTAGAAGCAACCCAGGAGCAATTTTAATAAGATTTGTAGCAGAGGGATGTAAACAAAAAACTGTATTAGCTCAACAAGATAGAATTCCAGTTGCTAGTGGGGCATTTGAAGGAGGTTTTGTAGATATTACAAGTGATGCAGGATTAAAGTTAGTTCAAAACTGTAACGAAATTAATTTGAATGAAAATGAACAAGGTGCTGTAATTACTAGAATTGGTCAAGATAAATTTAATGAATGGCAACAAGGTAAAGATATAGGGAGTGATCCTGGCCCAGATGAAGAACAAGAGCCTACTTTAGACACATCAAGAAATAATGATGATGATCATAAAGGAACAGCAAATCCTAAAGATTTTATTAAGAATTGGGATATTGCTAAACTTGCTGCCTATGCAGACGATGTTCAAAACTATTATGGTGAGGGTCAAGAAGATGGATTTGTAAAAGGATTAATAAAAGGTGTAGTAAGTCCTATTATTAAATTAAACCATAAACATATTGTTGCACGAACATCTAAAATACTTATGGAAGGTGGTTATATTGATGCAGAAACAGGGCAATGGACAGAAGTTAATACAGATAGAGATGAAACTACAGGTCAGTACACAGACAAAGTAACACAGATGTTAAGTGGTATATTAAAATCTAATCCAGGTGGTATGGATGAAGGTGAGCAATATAAAATACAAGGTAATGTTTATGAATACAAAGGTGGCAAACATTTAATAGTTAACCCAACTAAAAATCTTGATCCAACTGTAGGTCTTGATCCATCCCTAGAGCCAAAAAATGTAGATAAAGATGGACTAACTAGTGGTATGGATAATTATATAGATCTTACACAAACAGGAGATCCGTGGGATATAAATAGGGTACTAGCTTCAACTGGAAATTATGATGCATTTGGAAATGAACCTTATTTTTCAACTGCTGTTAATACTACTTATGATGGAATAGATGCAGGTGAAATAGGATCTTCTAAACAACCTTCTTGGTATAACTCACAAGACGATGATGATGATAATTACCCAACAACAAAAGACTTTAATCCAAAAACTAAAGATAAAGATGGGCTAACACCAAGTATAGCTACTAGCTATGCAAAAAATTTAATGAATGAAAAAGACGATGGTGCATCTTTAGATGTAGAAGCCAAGCAATACAACAAAGCTCAAGCTAATCTTTCAGATGCTTATGGTGGTGGAGAAGCTGCTGAAAAATTTAAAATATTTAATAAAGGTGGATTAGTAAAGAAAAAGAAAAGAGCCACAAAAAAGAAACAACCAATATAGCTACTCTAATATATAGACCCTATAGGAGGAAATAATGCCAGAATTAACAGAAGTAGAAAAACCAAAAGTTGCAGGATATGTAAATCCCAGACCAACAAAAAATAAAAATCAGGAAAGGATTGAAGAAGCTGAAAAAGAATTGGAACAACTGTCTTCTCAAACAAAAGGAGATGGGGTTTCAGAAGCTCCTGAAAAGGTCACGAGTTCAGAGGTTTCTGAAGATGGAAAGGAAGATGAGAATCTTAGCAAAGAAGAACTTACTTTTAAAAAACGCTATGGAGATTTACGAAGACATTTAGCTGATAAAGAAAAAAATTGGAATGATCGTATTGCTAAGTTAGAAAACCAACTAGATCTAGCAACTAAAAATGAATTAGTTTTACCTAAATCTGAAGATGAAATAGAAGCTTGGTCTAAGAGGTATCCTGATGTAGCTGGTATAGTAGAAACTATTGCAAGCAAAAAAGCAAGAGAAGCATCGCAAGATTTAGATAAGCGAGTTAAAGAGATAGAAGGTATGCGAGAATCAGCAAGAGTTGAAAAAGCAGAAGCTGAATTACTAGCACTTCATCCTGATTTTAACACAATTAGAGAACAGGATGAGTTTCACGATTGGGCAGAAAAACAGCCTAAAGTAATACAAGATGCCCTTTATGAAAATACAACAGATGCAAGAGCTGCTGCACGAGTCATTGACTTATACAAAGCAGATCAAGGAATATCAACAAACACAAATGTTGATTTATCAGCCGCTAAGGCTGTTACACCAAGACGAGGAAGATCGACACCTCAAGCCGATGCAAAAGCATCCTACCTTAAAGAGTCGGTAGTAAATAAAATGTCTACACAAGAGTACGAAAAAAACCAAGATAAAATTATGGAAGCAATTCGTACAGGACAATTTGTGTATGATTTATCTGGTGGTGCAAGATAACCACTAGTTAATAGTAATACAAAAGCGAACTACTCATACAATTAAGCCAATACATGTATTCACCTTAAAAGTATGACCTCTCTTTGAGTGTTAGCTATTCTTGAGCCAAATATTAAACAGGAGATGTGATATGGCTTTTCCAAAAGAAGCTGGTCATGGTAATTTACCTAATGGTAATTTTTCTGCGATCATTTACTCCAAACAGGTACAGCTTGCATTCCGTAAGTCAACTGTAGTTGGAGATATCACTAATTCGGATTATTTTGGGGAAATTGCTAATCAAGGGGATACAGTAAAGATTATCAAAGAACCAGAGATTTCGGTTAGTGAATATAAGCGTGGTACGCAAGTATCCGCACAAGACCTAGACGATGAGGACTTTAGTCTCGTTATCGACAAAGCAAACTACTATGCTTTCAAGATGGATGACATTGAAGAAGCTCATAGTCATGTAAACTTTATGCAACTCGCAACTGACAGAGCTGCATATAGACTAGCTGATAACTATGACCAAGAAGTATTGGCATATTTGTCAGGATATTCTCAGCCATCCAAACATGCTGTTGGTAATGCTGTGAACTCAAGTGTTAATGGAACAAAAGCTGTTTCGACTGCCGGTAATGATGAATTGTTAAGCTCTATGAAACTTAATAAAGGTTCATTTAGTGCAATTACTACAACTAGTGCAGCTGACCATTCTATTCCATTAGCAAATGTCTTGCCAGGTCAAGCAAGTGCAATTACTGCAACTGTAACACCGATGCAAGTCATTAATAGAATGTCAAGGGTTTTGAATCAACAACAAGTTGATACTCAAGGTCGTTGGCTAGTCGTTGATCCAATTTTTATGGAACTACTACAGGATGAAAATTCAAAGCTAATTAATGCTGATTATTCTGAAGCAGGTCTTAAAAATGGACTTACTATAAGCAATCTAGGTGGATTCAGAGTACATGTTTCAAGCAACTTACCAGCAGGTAGGAATGGACCAGGTACATCAGGATCAACAAACCAAAACGATGATTTTGGTGTGATTGTTGCAGGACATGATTCAGCTATTGCAACTGCTGAACAAATCAGTAAGACAGAAACTTATCGTGATCCTGACTCATTTGCAGACATTGTAAGAGGTATGCACCTCTATGGCCGTAAGATACTACGTCCTGAAGCAATTGTCACTGCAAAATACAACGTAGCGTAAGGGGGTAGATCATGGCTAATTTAGCAACCGCAGATCATGCTGCACAAGGCAACTCTGCAAGGGGTCGTTCTCCTTATCTAGTGCAAAACACTATCGACATTGCAGCCGCAATTGTTCTTAAAGGTAGTGACTTTGCCGCTAACGATACTATGGAAGTGCTTAATATTCCTGCGGGAACTGCTATTCTTTCTGCAGGTATGGAAATCATGGCACAACTTGATGGTACTTGTACTCTTGATATGGGATTTACAGGTGGATCACCCGCTGCTGTAGACCTCTATGTTGATGGTCTTGATGTTGTTGGTGGTGCAGTAGGTGCTTTTGGAACAACGCCAGCCACAGAAGCTGCGCAAGTTCAGATAATATCTACAGCCGATACAATTGATGTTAAGTTTGCAACTGAAACTGATGTTACAAAAGGAAAGCTCCGTTTTTGGGCTATCCTTATGGATGTATCAGACATGGGCGAACATGACATGATTGCTGATGAAGTTGTTAGAGACTATCTAGGCTAACATGCTTGAGAGGGGGCGAGGAAACTTGCCCTCTTTCTTTATATTCTTATTAATAGGAGAGAAGAATGGGTACAATTACGACAGGTCTATGTAATTCTTTTAAACATGAGTTACTTAAAGGCTTACATGATTTTGATTCAGATACATTTAAAATTGCTCTTATCAAAGCAAGCCCTACAGATAGCTATAGTGCAGCTACAACTAATTATTCTGTTGGTAGCTATGATAATGATGGAGGAACAAGTTTTAGTGTTAATACAACATTAACTGGTAATAATAATGATGAACATGCAAATGGTAATGGGTATACTACAAATGGAAATACGTTAGGAAGTGTTTCAGTTACTTTAACAAGTACAACAGCACATATAGATTTTGCAGATCCACAATGGACTAGTGCAACAATAGATTCTGATGGTTGTTTAATATACAATGCATCTAGTAAGGGTTCTGTTGCAGGTAGAGCCGTGTGTGTTATTTCATTTGGTTCAACACAATCAGCAGATAATGGTACATTTACAATCACCATGCCTTCAGATGGAGCGAGTACGTCAATTATAAGAGTAGCCTAATATGGCACTTGTTGTAAAAGATAGAGTACGAGAAACAACTACAACCACTGGTCAGGGTACGCTTACTCTAGCGGGTGCTGTAGCAGGATTTCGTTCATTTTTAGATGTAGGTGATGCAAATACTACATACTATACTATCTTTGACAAAGTAAATAATACATTTGAAGTAGGAGTAGGAACGTATACTGCTAGCGATAGTAATTTTAGTAACAATCCTACGTTGGCAAGAACAACTGTACTCCAAACTTCCGCAGGTAATACAACTAAAATAAGCTTTGCATCTGGTTCAAAAGATGTCTTTGTAACTCAACCTGCAAGTAAAGCTGTATATTTAAATGCAGCAAGTGAATCAGAAATAACAGACGCTAGTGCGACAGCATTAGCTATTGCGTTAGGGTAAGCAAATGGCAAATACATTTAAAGTGAAAACAAATGCAGCTATGCCTGCATCATCAGGTACACCACTTACATTATATACGTGTCCGGGTACAGATACAAACACTAAGGCTATTGTATTAGGGTTAGTACTTTGTAATGTGCATACTTC